CGGGACTGTACCAGGGAGGAGTTTGAACTGGACGGGGCCCGTTCGGTGATTGCGCATACCAACCAGGGCGGGTCCACCAACACGGTCAAGAACCCCTTGCTTGTGCTGTGGGATGATCTGAACAAGTCCGCCCTCGCGTACTGGCGGGAACTTGGCATGACCCCCAGCAGCTACCGGAAAATGACCGGAGACGTCATGCAAAAGGAGAAGCGGCCCAGTTTGGCCGCTGTGCTTGCCAGCATTGAATAGGACCAAGGCGAAAAACTGGCCGGAGGTCTTGGAGTACGCGCAGTCCATCCGGGATGGCCGAAAGATCGCCTGTGACGAACTGAAACAGGCGGTGGAACGGTTCTTCCACGACTTGGACAACCCGGACTACTGGATGGACCACAAGGCCCCGGAATTCTGCATTGGGGTCATCGAAAAGACCCTGTGCCACCAGCAGGGGGAACGCCTGGACGGAACGCCGCTGCGGGGGAAGTCCTTCCTCTTGGAGCCCTTCCATAAATTCATCATTTATAATCTGGTGGGCTTTAAGCTCGCCGGGACCGAGATAGTCAGATTCCATGAGGCGCTGATATACATACCCCGGAAGAATATTAAAACCTCCTTCGCGGCTTCCCTGGCCTGGGCCCTATCTCTGCTGTATCGCCGCTCGGGCTCCAAAATGTACATTGCTTCGGCGGCCCTCATGCAGTCCATGGAATCCTATAACTTCCTGGCATACAACGTGCGCAGGATGGGAGAGGATGCCAAGGACGGTGGGTCGGTGCGGATCATCGACAACCACAACGAGCACAGCTTGTCGGCGGACCTGGGAGACGGCTCTCTTTATATCCGGGCCCTGGCCGCCAACCCAGACAGCCAGGATTCCCTGAACGCGAACATCGCCATCTGCGATGAGATTCACGCCTTTAAGCAGCCTAAGCAGTACAACCTTTTCAAGGAGGCCATGAAAGCCTATACCAATAAATTGCTGATCGGCATCTCCACCGCCGGGGACAATGAGCAAGCGTTTTTGGGACAGCGGCTGAAATACTGCCGGAAGGTGCTGGACGGGACGGTTACGGACGAGCAGTACTTTATTTTCATGTGCTGCGCCCCGGAAGGGGTGAAGGACGGGTCAGTAGACTTTACGGACCCGAACATCCACGAGATGGCCAACCCGGCCTATGGGGTGAGTATCCGCCCGGAGGAAATCCTGAACGACAGCCTCCAGGCACAGAATGACCCCCAGCAGCGCAAGGACTTTTTTGCCAAGAGCCTGAACGTCTACACCAACGCCATGGCGGCCTATTTCGACATTGAGGAGTTCCGCCGCAGCGACCAGGGGTATGACTGGACCCTGGACCAACTGGCCAAGCTGCCCATAGACTGGTACGGGGGCGCGGACCTGTCCAAGCTCCACGATCTAACGGCGGCGGCCCTGTTTGGCCACTACAAGGGGACGGATATTATCATCACCCACGCCTTTTTCCCGGTGGTGGCGGCCCACCTCAAGGCGGATCAAGACAATATTCCCCTGTTCGGCTGGGCGGAAGACGGGTGGCTGACGCTGTGTAACTCGCCGACCGTAAACCACTCTGACGTGGTTGCTTGGTTTGAGAACATGAGAAAACGTGGTTTCAAAATCCGGCAGGTGGGCCATGACCGGAAGTTCTGCCGGGAGTATTTCCTGGGGATGAAAGCGGCGGGGTTCCAGGTCATAGACCAGCCCCAATACTACTATCGGAAGTCAGAGGGGTTTCGTTACATTGAGCAGAGCGCCAAGAACGGCGCGCTGTGCTACCTGCACAGCGAGGCCTTTGAATACTGTGTGGAAAATGTCTCTGCCGTGGAGAAAACAGACGATATGATTCAGTATGACAAGGTGCAGCCGGAACACCGGATCGACCTGTTTGACGCCGCCGTGTTCGCCTGTATACGGTACTTAGAGAACATGGAGAAGCAGAAACGAGGCCGGGACTGGTGGGGGGCGGACAGTAAAAAGGAGGCGACCCAGTGAGTAAAAAGGGACGACAGAGAGCGAGGGCGGAGCCCGCCAAACCCCGCGGTAGCGCCGCATGGCTGTGCGATGCGGCAATGTTTGACACCCTGGCCTGCCGAGGGTATGTCAGCCTGGCCCACAACCCGGAGATCGCCGCCGGTGTGGACACCATTGCCCGACTGGTGGGGTCTATGACCATCCACCTCATGCGCAACACGGAGGACGGGGACGTCCGGGTTCGGGATGAACTGGCCCGGAAGATCGACATAACCCCGAATCGGTATACGACACGGGCGGGGTTTGTCCACTGGATCGTCCGCACCCTGTATCTGGAGGGCAATGGGAACGCCGTGGTCTACCCGGACACTCGGGCCGGTATCATCCGGGACCTGAACCCGATCCCGCCCGCTTTGGCCTCATTCATCCCTGATGGGTGGGGCTACAAGGTTGTTATATCGGGCCGGGCGTACAAGCCGGATAAGGTCCTGCACTTCGCGCTAAACCCGGACAGCCTCTACCCGTGGCGCGGGACAGGGTACCGCGTGTCCCTGGCCGCCGTGGCGGATAATCTGAAACAGGCGTCCGCAACGCAAAAAGGATTCCTGGAGAGCAAGTGGAAACCATCATTGATCGTCAAGGTAGACGGCATGATTGAGGAGTTTTCCAGCCCAGAGGGACGGAGAAAGCTGTTGGAATCCTACGCCATGAGCGGAGAGGTCGGGGAGCCCTGGCTGATCCCCGCCGAGCAATTCTCCGTGGAACAGGTGAAGCCCCTGACCCTGTCGGACCTGGCCTTGGACGCCATGGTAACCCTGGACAAGCGGACGGTCGCCGCTGTTTTGGGCATTCCGCCCTTTGTGTTGGGGGTGGGAGACTTTAACCGGGACGCCTGGAACAATTTCGTAAATACGACCATCATGCCCCTGGCCCGGCTGATCGAGCAGGAGCTGACCAAAAAGCTGTTGGATGCCCCGGATTTGTTCTTCCGGTTTAATAGTTGGAGCTTGTACAGCTATTCCGTGACAGAACTTGTTTCCGCTGGATCGGAGATGGTGGACCGGATGGCCCTGCGCCGGAATGAGTGGCGCGGCTGGCTGAACCTTCCCCCGGACCCGGAAATGGCGGAACTGTTGGCTCTGGAAAACTATTTGCCCGCGGATCGTTTGGGGGATCAGGGGAAGTTGGTACAAGGAGGTGAGCAGAGTGGAGCATAGATACCTTCCCATGGAGAACATGACCACCCGGGAGGAAGGGGACGACCTCTATCTTGAGGGGTACTTCGCCGTATTTAACGGGGTGTACGAGCTGTGGCCCGGCGCCACGGAGAGCATCGCGCCGGGGGCATTCGACGACAGTGTGGGCGACGACGTCCGCGCGCTGTTCAACCACAATACGGACCTGGTTCTGGGACGGACCTCCGCCGGTACGTTGGAGCTGCGGCAGGATGCCCACGGCCTGTGGGGCCGGGTGAAGATCAACCGGGAGGACACGGACGCCATGAACGCCTACCGGCGAATTGCCCGGGGCGATATCACAGGCTGTTCCTTTGGCTTTGACGTGGCCGCCCAGGAGACGGACTACCGAGACGACGGGACGGTGCATTGGACCTTGACCCGCATTTCCCCGCTGTATGAAGTTTCCCCCTGTACCTTCCCCGCCTACCAGGATACCACGGTATCCGCCCGGAAGCGGGACCTGGACGAGATCAAGCGGAAGCGGGCCGAGGTGTGGAAGCACCAGGCGTTGGAGCGATTGCATGGTACTCAGTGAGACAGCAAGAAAAGCCATAGAAGCCATCCTCTCCAAGGGGGAACGGGTGGAACTCGTTCCCGTCAAGGACGGCGTAAAAATCTATGAGGTCAAACGCCGGGAGGCCGCGATGGATACGAATTAAAAACAACTTTGGAAAGCCGGATAAGGAAACCGGGAGACCTCCCGCCTCCTCCTGATTGGAGCCGCATAACAAAACAGCGATTCCCGCCTCTAAGCGTTGAGGCGGAAGAGCCGAGCGTGGCTGACTACCTGTGTGGTAGTTGGTCACGCTTTTATTTTTTACCCGAAAGGAGACAACCAGATGCTTAAAGTTTTGATGCTCAAGCGCTCTCTGGACGCCAAGCGTGCCGAGTTGGCGGACCTGGAGCGCAAGGAAGAGAGTTTTCAGACCCGGGAAGCCGAGCTGGAAACCGCCATCAACGAAGTAGAACCCGGCAACGCCCAGCAGGAAGCCGCCGTTAACGCCGAGATCGAGGCATTTGAGGCGGACAAGTCCGCCCACGACACCGCCAAGGAATCCCTGCGCGGTGACATTGCATCCCTGGAGGCCGAGCTGGAGGAGCTGGAGCGGAATGCTCCCAAGCCCCCTGCCGCCGAAGAAACAAAATCCAAAACCATTGAAAAGAGAGGTGTAGCTACCATGCCTACCATCAACATCCGGTCGCTGCCCATGAGCCAGCGGGCCTTTGACGCCCTGCCCATGGAGCGCAGAGACGCCATGCTTTCCTCCTCCGAGGTGACGGACTTCCTGGGGCAGCTTCGCGCCATGAAGGGCCAGAGCCGCAGCATCACCGGCGCGGAACTGACCATTCCCCTTGTTTTCCTGGAGCTGATTGCCGAGAACATGTACCGCTATTCCAAGCTCCTGAACCGGGTGCGCGTCCGCAATGTGACCGGAGAGGCCCGGCAGACCATCGCGGGCACTGTCCCCGAGGCCGTGTGGACGGAGATGTGCGGCGCGATCAACGAGCTGTCCTTCTCCTTCAACCAAATCACTGTGGACGGCTATAAGGTGGCCGGATTTGTCCCTGTGTGCAACTCCCTGCTGGAGGACAACGATATTAACCTTGCCTCCTGGATCGTGGAAATGCTGTCTGAGGCCATCGGCCTGGCCATGGACAAGGCCATTCTGTACGGCAAGGGCAGCGCGTCCAAGATGCCCCTGGGCATTGTCACCCGACTGGCGCAGCAGAGCAAGCCCGGGGACTACCCCGCAAACGCTCCCGCTTGGGAGGACCTGCACACCTCCAACGTGATCAAGATCACCGATGCCGCCGCGACCGGGGCCGCGTTCTGGGCTGCGCTGATGGAGGCCACGGGTGCCACCTACACCCGCTACAATCGCGGCAATCTGTTCTGGGCCATGAACAGCAAGACCTATTCCAAGCTCAAGTCCAAGCTCATCACCTTTACGGCCACCGGTGACATCGTTGCCAACCTGTTTGGTACGCTTCCGGTCGTGAACGGGGACATTGATATTCTTGAGTTTATTCCTGACGGAGATATCATCGGTGGCTACGGCGACCTGTATCTGCTGTCTCAGCGTTCCGGCATGACCATCGACAGCTCCACCGAGGTGCAGTTTATCCAGGACAACACTGTCTTCCGCGCGAAGCAGAGAGCGGATGGTCAGCCCATTATCCCCAAGGCCTTTGTGGCCATCAACATTGAGAACAAGGCCGTGACCACCGCCATGGACTTCGCAGCAGACACCGCCAACGATGCCCAGCTGACCGCACTGAGCGTGGAAGGCGTGACGCTCAGCCCTGCCTTTGCCGCCGACCAGTACACCTACACCGGCGGTACCGCAGCAAAGAACGCGGGGAAAATTGAGGCCACTTCCTCCCAGCCTGACGCCCAGATTGCCATTGCGGTCAACGGTGAGAACCTGAGAAACGGCGGAACGGGGAAATTCACGGCAAGTGCCTCCAACACCGTGACCGCCACGGTCACCCAGGGCAACGCTGTCCGGGTGTACACGGTGACCTTCACCGGCGCGGCGGGGGATTAACCCATGGAGGTCTCCACTGTTCTGTCCTTGCTCCAGGTGGATTTGGGCGAGCTGTACCCCTCTGAGCAGCGGCTGGCCTATCTCACCCAGGTGATCCGCGCCGCCCAGTCCTTTATGGAAAGGGAGGGCATCTCCCTCAATGACAGCGCGGAGGACTTGCAGTTGGTGGAACTGTACGCCGCCTATCTGGTGCGCAAGCGGGCCACCCAAGAGGCCATGCCACGGATGCTGCGGTGGGCCCTCAACAACCGGCTTTTTCACCAAAAAACGCAGTCTGGGGGTGGTCCGGGTGTATGACAGCGGCACGCTGATTCTCCAGCGCGGGGTCAATACGGCCCCGCCTGGGGAAGCGCCGGTGATGGAGCTGTCCACGGTGTGGGAGAGCTATTACGAGGCCCGCACAGTTGGCGTGCAGAGATACTATACCGCCATGGAGCACGCCGCCCAGGCGGACGCGGTGGTCCGTGTGCCCCGTTACTACGGCATAGCCCCCGACACCGACAGGATCACCCTGTCCCCTGTGGATCACAAGGATACCGGGGTGTATAAGGTCCTCCAGGTGCAGCACGTCATGGACAACGACGGACTATCTGCCACAGACATCACGTTGGAAAGGACGGGAGCGTTGGATGGAAGCACTTAAACAGGCCCTGCTTGCCCTCACGCACAACGTGTACAACTTCACGGCTGCCCCAGGAACCGCTCCGCCCTATCTCGTGTGGCAGGTAGACGGGGGGAACGACCTGAGCGCCGGGAACATCCACGTCGAGACCGCTGCCGTGGTGATTGTGGATTTGTTCACCAAGCAGGCCGCAGACCCGCTTGCCCAGTCTGTCCCGCGGGCCATGGAGGGGATTGGCGCAAGCTGGTATCTCAACTCCACGCAGTACGAGACAGAGACGGGACTATACCACTATGAGTGGTACGTGGAGGTGGTGTGAGTGCCCAAGATACAGCTTAAGGGTCTGGATGATACCGTGTTTGTCCTCAACCGGCTGACCGACAAGTCAGAGGGGGTTATAAAGCGCGCGATCTACGACGGCGCGGGGATATTGGCTGACGCGGTCCGCGCCAACATCGACACGATCAAGACCGGCGGCCCCAGCGACTGGGAGCGCCGCAGACGAGAGACGCAAAAGGCGGGCCTCCGGGCCGGGCTTACCACCTTCAAGATTGAGGAAGCAGGCGGAACGATTGCGGGCGGCGTGGGCTTTGATGGCTACAACGAGCTGGGGCAAGCCAACCGGATGATTGCCCGGGTGTTCAACAGCGGCACGTCATTTTCCAGCAGGCAGCCGTTCTTCGAGCGGGCGATCCGAAGCGCACGGTACGCAGCGAGACAGAAAGTGCTCTCAGAGATAGAAGACGAGATTGATAAACTGACGAAAGGATGATCAAGTATGGCAACGATTGGTTTGAGTAAACCCTATTATGCCCTGTATCAGGAGAGCGGCGGCACCGTGACCTACTCCGGGGGCGGTCTCATCGGCAAGGCCACAGAGATGTCCCTGGAGCTGGAGGGGGCGGACGCCAATATCCTCTACGCCGACAACGGCCCTGCCGAGAGTGACAACCAGTTCGCCGGGGGCACCCTGACCATCTCCACGGATGACCTGCTGCCCGAGCCCATGCTGGCGATTCTGGGCCTGGTGGAGGAGGAGATGACCTTGGAGGCGGCCGCTACCGCCACCCCCAAATGGATTGTCTACAACGATGACCAGGCCATCCCCTACGTGGGGTTTGGCGGTATCATCAAGGCCAAGCAGTCCGGGGTGACCAAGTGGATTGCCGTGGTGCTGACCAAGATTCAGTTTGCCAACCCCGGGATCAACGCGGTGACCCAGGGAGAGACCATCGAATGGCAGACCAAGGAACTCACCGCCACCGTCATGCGGGATGACAGCACGAAGCACAAGTGGCAGATGCAGTCCACCCCCATGGACACCGAGGCGGACGCGGAGGCAGCGATTAAAAAGGCGCTGAACATCACAAACCCTAAGCCGGCCCTGGGCGCACTGACGGTTTCCAGCGCCGCAGGGTCTGTTGCAGGCAAGACAAAGCTGACTGTGACCCCTCCGGTCACAGGTGGAAACCACTATGGATATAAAACCGGCGCAACCGTCACACTGCCTGCCGCATACGGGGAGGATGTCTCCAGCGGCTGGACCAGTTGGAACGGCACGGACGAGATCACCGCCGCCACCGGGCAGGAGATCGGCGTGGTAGAGGCCAATGCCGAAAACCAGGCGGTGGCAGCCGGAAAGGGCACCGTGGCCGCGAAGGAGGGCGAGTAAATGCGGACCGGAAAGATTACCATCGGCGGAAAAGACTATATCACCTGTCTGTCCACCCGCGTCCTGGTGGCCCTGGAGGAGCGGGGCGGGGACGCCGACCAGGAGCTTGCCCGCATCATGCAGGGCCGGAAGCTGGGGGATCTCTTTTGGCTCCTGGCCCAGATGATCGACGCAGGCGACCGCTATGCCAAACTGGAGGGGCTGGACAATCCCGGCTCGCTCACATTGGATGCGATTATGGACTGCATGGGGCCGGACGACTATGAGGCCATGACCGGGGCCATGGCGGAGACCGTCAAGGCGGGGACCACGCCCACGGTGGAGGCCAAGCCCGGCAAGGGCAGCCGAAAAAACGCCGGGGCCAGACCGGCGGAAGGGTAACGCCGGCCTGGTATCTATGGTACGGCCTCCAGGTGGGGCTCACCCGCCTGGAGGCCCTTGACCTCCCCTTGTCCGTGCTGCTTGACTTGGTCGCAGTCCACCAGATCAAGACCGAGGGGGCGGAACACAAACCCACAAAAGAAGACGAAGCGCAGGCGTTCATGCGTCTGCTGACATTCCGGTGATGGAGGTGAATTGATGGCAACGGACGTATCAATCCGGTTGGGCGTCACCGGCGAGCGCGATCTTACCGCGGCGCTGAAAGGCGTGGAGAGCCGGATCAAAAATCTAAACGCCGAGATGAAAGCCGCCGTTTCATCCATGGCGGGCATGGACAGCGCCGAAGCCAGCACCGCCAAGAAGACAGACATTCTCGGCCGCTCTGTGGAGGCGGCGAAGGAGAAAATCGGCATCCTGTCCCAGCAGTACGACAAGGCCAAGGCAAAACTGGACCAGCTGGGAAATGAGCTGGACCAGGCCAAGGCCGCCTTTGGAGAGAACTCTGCCGAGGCCCTGAAGGCCGAGGCGGCGTTCAACCGCCAGGCCTCCACCGTCAACCACTTGGGCGCCAAGCTCAACAACGCCACAGCGGACTTAAACCGTATGGAGGCCGAGCTGCGGGACGTGGACAGCGCGGCGGACAAGGCGGGAAATGTGTTTCAGCAGTTAGAAGCGAAAATCTCTGCCCAGGAGAACGAGTTAAAGAGCCTAAAAACGGCTTACAGCAACGCGGTTTTGGAATTTGGCAAAGGCTCCAAAGAGGCAGCTGAATTGGGAAACAAAATTGACCAGCTTTCCAGCGACCTTAAACAGAGCAAGACCGCGATGAAGCAAGCCGCCGACGCGGCAGACGAGTTGGACAATTCCCTGAGCGACGCTGGAGATGGCGCTGACGGCTTTCTGGGAAAGCTTGGAGGTATTAAAGATTCGCTTGTGGGCGGTGCCATTGGCGGCGCGATCTCCGGCCTTGTCCAATCGGCCATTTCCGGAATTCAATCCCTGGTCCAGGAGACCATGGAGTATCAGAAAATAATGGGGGTCCTGGAGGCCTCCAGTCAAAAAGCTGGGTATACCGCGGACCAGACAGCCCAGAGCTACCGGCAGCTATACCAGGTCATCGGAGAGGACCAGGCCAGCGCCACGGCGCTGGCCAATCTCCAGGCGCTTGGCCTGTCTCAGTCAGATTTAACCACGCTGATTGACGGCACCATCGGAGCCTGGGCAACCTATGGGGATTCCATTCCTATTGACAGCTTGTCAGAGGCCATCAATGAGACCATTCAGACGGGGACGGTAACGGGGACCTTTGCAGATGTTCTCAACTGGGCAGGAACCAGCGAGGATGCATTTAACCAAAAACTCCAGGCGACCAAGGACCCAGCGGAACGGGCCAAGCTGGTGCTGGAGGAATTGGCGCAGCAAGGGCTCCCCCAGTTGGCTGACGCGTTCCGCGAGGCGAACCCAGAAATTGTCGCCATGAACGATGCCCAAGCCCATATGCAGGAATCCATGGGGAAGATGGGGGAAGCCTTTGCCCCGGTGGTTGCCGCTGTAACCGACGCATTGGCCGGCCTCATGGAGGCCTTTGCCCCGGTGGGAGAGGCGTTCTCCTCTGTGTTTCAAGGGACCATGGAGCTGCTGCAGCCTGTGATCGAGGGGTTAAAGGAGCGGTTTCAAGATGTAAAAGACGCCATCAACAACGCTTTTACCCCGGAACAACAGGCGGCAATTTCCAACTTCTTTGAGACTTTGGGCAGTTTGATTTTGGCGGCTCCTTTTGCCGTGTTGAGCGCCGCAATCAACATTGTGGTGACTGCCATCGAGCTTTTGATTCAAGTGATCGGCGCACTGGTCGGGTTCTTCAGTGAGACCCTGCCCAATGCCATTCAGACTGCGGTGGAGTGGATCTCGCAGCTGCCGGGAAAAATCAGCTCCTTTTTCTCCAACGTGATCTCTACCGTCTCAGAGTGGGTCTCAAATATGATCGCCAAAGCAGCAGAAGTGGGCGGAAATTTCCTGTCTTCTATTGGCAACTTCTTCGGACAGCTGCCGGGGCGGATTGGGGCCTTCCTTTCCAATGCGCTGAGCACCGTGGCTGGGTGGGTGTCCAGTATGATTGCCAAAGCCGGGGAGGTCGGCAGCAATGTGCTGTCCACCATTGGTAACTTTTTCGGGCAAATCCCGGGAAAGATCGCTTCCCTTTTATCTTCTGCCCTGTCTGCCTTGGTTTCTTGGGCCTCCAACATGGTAGCACGGGCAAGAGATGGGATGAACAACGTGAAAAATACCATTGTTACCACGCTCCAGTCCATTCCCGGAAAAGTCATTTCCGTAGGCCGCAATATTGTAGAGGGACTTTGGAATGGGATATCTGGCGCAGCCAGCTGGCTGCTGGGAAAGATCAAAGGCTGGTGTGGAAGTATCCTCAACGGGATCAAGGGCTTTTTCGGCATTGCGTCCCCCTCCCGGGTGATGCGGGATCAGGTTGGCTTGATGATTGCCCGCGGCCTGGCGAAAGGCATTCAAAAGGGGGAGAAGGAGGTCTTGCATGTTGCCGATACCCTGAACCAAAAACTCCTGGACAAGGAGGAGGCCCTGACCAAGCAGTTGGAGGAGACCGGCTTGGACGAGGCGACCAAAGAGGCCCTAACCGAGCAGCTCAATGTGGTCAAGGAATTCCGCAGTGAGTACGAAAAGGCCCTGGAGGATATTCAAAAGTCCCAAGACAGCATGGCGCAGAAGCTGAAGGATTACGGAGATTTGTTCCAAACCGTGAAAACGGAAACCGGCTCTTTCCTGGAGCTCAATGACCTGGAGGCACAGATCAACGGGATCGAACGCTATGGCGAGGCCCTGGAAGCCCTCAAGGCCCGGGGGGTGTCGGACAGCCTGCTGGATGAGATTGTGGGGATGAACGTGGAAGACGCCACAGCCTACACGGAAAAGCTCTTGGCCATGACCGACGACCAGTACACCGAGTATATGGCCCTCTGGCAGCGGAAACAGCAGGAGGCCCAGGCCATTGCCCAGACGTTTTACCAGGATGAAATGGACGCCTTGGGCAAGGAATTTGTGGACAAAATCCCCCAGGAACTGGGCGATGTCAAGGATGAAATGCGGTCCATCGGCGTGCAGGGGATTCAGGGCATGATTGATGGGATGTATTCCAGGAGCGGGGCCCTGTGGTCCGCCGCCGCCTCCATTGTGTCCCAGGCCATTGCCGCCATGCGGGCCGCCGCCGACATCAACAGCCCGTCTCGGGTGACGGAAAACCTGGTGGGAAAGCCGCTGGCCCAGGGCATTGAGGTGGGCTTTCTGGACACCATGGCCCGCGTGAGCCACAGGATGGCGGATACTATCCTCACACCCTTCCAGTCTGTGACACGGGGCGACCTGCTGGACGCTGCGGCGGGGGTGGTCAATGGCAACGCCGGTCTGGCGTTGGCCGGGGCCGGAACGGCGCAAACTATCGTGATTCCCGTGCAGCTTAACGGCAAGCAGATCGCGGAGGTTGTGTATGATCCCCTCAAGCAAGTGGGACGTCAAAGGGGGGATTGATATGGACCATATTGTCATCGGCGGCATCGCAATGCCCCGGACCAAAACCCTGGAAGTGGGCGGATACTACGAGAGCAAAGAGGCTGTCATGGCGTCCGGCAAAACGGTCCGGGACGTGTTGGGCTGGCGGGTGGAACTCACCGCCTCCTGGGAGTGGGTCCCCGCCGGTCTCCTGACCCAGCTTGTGCCCTTGGTGCGGGGCGGTTCCTTCGTGCAGATCGAGTATCCCGACGCCACCGGGGCCACGGCAGCGGGCACCTTTGCCGTGGAGATCGGCAGCCAAAAGATTTTCAAGTTTGTGGACGGCGTGCCCATGTGGTACAACGTGGAGCTCACCGCCACAGCCCAGGAGGTGGTATGAGTGGTCACAATGCCCGATACCTACGCGCCCTACACCGACACCCGGCGCGTGGAGCTGTCGTTTACCTTTGGCGTGGTGGCGCCGGACGCGGCGGCTCTGGCGACGCCGAATGCTTCCGGGAATTCTTCTGTGTCCCAGATCAAGCAGTCCGTGGATGCGGTGGAGGAGATGAGCGGGGACTACACGTCCCTGGAGAAGAATATGTGGGTCCTGGATGGGTCTAAGGCGATCTATCCGTCCCCGGTGTCCAGCGTACAGACAGGCTGGAACAGCGATGCCATATCAGGGGATGACGGGTCCTATGCTTCCCCACCGTGGCTGGAGTTCTCCTTCCCGTCCAACCAGGATAGTTTTGGGTTCACCTTGCTTTTTGACAACACCCAGCCGGACAACCACCCTGCCCAGGTGGTCACCACGGTCTGGGACGAGAGCGGGGAGCAGATCGGGACGGTGACGACAGAGCCGGACAGCTATTTCCATGTTGTCAGTCTGCCGACGCAGAACTACCGGCGGGTGCGCTTCACCTTCAATAGCTCCAGCATACCGCACCGGCGCGTCCGAGTGTGCGGAATCCGCTTTGGCATTAAATATGACTATGACGTTGGCAGTATATCCGGCGTGGAGGTCCGGCAGTCTGTTTCCCCCTGGGCGGAAAGTCTGCCCTCTGCCGAGGTGGATGCCACGATCGACAACTCAGACCAACTGTACAACATGGTGAATCCGTCCGGGTTATATGCCTATCTACAGGACGGACAGTATATGCAGTGGACACTAACAGTAAATGGACAAGACGTACATATGGGACAGGCCTATTTTACAAACGCGGAAAGCGAGGACGGTGGTCTCACCGCGTCTATCACTTTTAATGATTGGTTATATGCCCTTGATAATGTTGAGTACACCGGAGCTGGTACCGGCACCTGGACGCTCCAACAGGCTGTCACGGCGCTGCTTGCCGCTGCGTCAGCGGAGTTTACAGCTGTGTATGAGGATGGTTTGGCAGCCGTGGAGATTGCAAACACCGTCCCACAGGGGACCAGTATCCGCGAGAGCTTGCGGCTGTGCGCTCAGGCAGCCATGTGTACCTGCTATGTGGACCGCAATAACGCCCTGCACTTCTTCCGCCCGGTCCTGGCGGATCAGGTAGACGAGTGGTCCCGGGATGTGCAGCACGGGGATGCCCAGGTCAAGGTGGGTCAGATGTACAACGCAGTCAAGCTCACAGCCAGCGTGGACGCAGCGGGAGAGGATTTGGTGTACTACGCAAAAAATATAGCCACGGGTGACATGGAGAGGATGTACGAGGTGTCCAATCCCTGCGTAACCGCTGCCATGGGCAACCAAGTGGCTGCATGGATACTCAGTTGGGTGCAGCGTCGGGTGTCCTATGAGGCCACCGTGCGGGGCAACCCCGCCGTAGATTTGCTTGATACCGTGCAGATCAACGACGTGTACGGCGTCAACGGCGAGGCCGTGGTAACACAGCTCAATTACAGCTATGATGGGGGGCTGACATGCGATGCCGCAGCAATTAGATAAGCTCATTTTTGACCGGACTGCCGCCGACGTGGCGCAGCTCAAGGCCGTGACCGCTAAGCTGGTAGACAGGGCCGCCACAGCGGAAGAGAAGGCTGCCTTCCTGGCCGGGATGAAGGGGGCCTACAACGACACGGACCTAAACCGTGTCGGGGCCGCTGTGGCGTACCTCACAGCGCGATTGGGGTCCCTGGGGTACCACGTCAACACCATACCGGTGACAGACTGGCAGGAGGGAGACATACCATCGCCCGCACAGATGGCGCAGTATCTGGCCAATATTGCTGCCTTGCGGGACCGTCTTCCCTATGTCGCCCCGGACGCTCCGGAGGATATGGAGGGTTTAACCTACCAGGAGGCCAACGCCATAGAGGAGATATTGTACACATTGGAGGCCGTGTTGGAGGCCATGCAGTCGGCTTTTCTCACCAGGCAGGCCAATACATTATTTATGATTGCAGGAGGTGTATTTAATCATGCGTGATAGATTGCCGACGCCGGGAAAAGAGAACCGGGTGCGGATCACCCTGGACAACGGCCAGGTTGTAGAGGGGGTCCTATCCTATGCGGATGACGCCACACAGGAGGGCAGCACATACACCAAGGGCAATGTGCTGCCGGATTCTCTGTGTGATACCTTGGGGATTGATCCGGAGAACGGTGAGCCGAAAGATGCGTTTTTAGCCCTTCGCACGTACTGTGCGGGGAAAGAGAGTACGTTTCAAAAGTTGATGACTGGGAGGCTGATTTAATATGGGAATGCAAATTTTTGAACAGAGCGGAACCTTCGATCCTAAAATCCATGGCCTGAAAATTGGTGATGTGTTGCAAATTGTTTGTGTTGGCGGCGGAGATGGTGGCTTGAACTCAGAAGTTGCAAATGGCGGAGCCGCAGGGAGCGGAGGCTCCGCCGGAAGTTTTTACAGCCAAGGCGGCGGAGGCGGCGGTGGTGGTGGTGGTTACGGAGCTGGCGGCGGAGGTGGCGGCGGGAATATGAAAAACTCAGGAGCCAGCGGTGGGAATGCGGGGGCAATAAAGTTCGCTACACACGTCCTTACGGAGTTGAGCCCTATTAGCGTAACCGTTGGATCAGGCGGTTCTGGAAATGGAGGCAAAGGTGGCACGTCTTCGTTCGGGGCAATCGTTACTGCACCCGGCGGCGCTGGTGCATTCGGAGGCAGTGGCGGCAGAGGCGGAGAAAGTTCGGGGAGCACCATTGAACAAAGTGCTGGCGGCGGAGGCGGTGGCGGCGGCTACGTTATTGGCTCAAATATCTTCGGAGGCGGTGGAGGCTCTGGCGGAGGACCTGGCGGAAATGGAGCATCTGGAGGCGGCAATGGCGGCGGTGGAGGTTCTACTCGTGCTCCTGGATCAAGTTCATTTGCTGGCGGCAGCGGCGGCGGATTAGGAACTTCTGGCGCTGATGGAGGAATTGGTTCTGGCGTCGTCGTAGTCACATGGTAAGGAGGGAAAAAGAATGTATATTTTGCTTGACAAGGGCAAGGTAAGAGAGATCATCCCAGACATCGCCCCCATGTTCCCCGGTATCCCCATAGAGGCGCGATACACCGCCGAATTTGTAGCATCCCTCCTCCATGTGGAGGAGGGGACAAAGGTCCAGCAGAATTGGATTTATGACCCTGAAACAGAGACTTTCTCTGCACCCCCTAAACCGGAGCCGAAACCAGAACCTGAAATGATCTCCACCTCGGAATTGGATGCCGCATATCAAGAAGGAGTGAACAGCTATGTCTAACCTTTACATCGACGCGATGAAAGCCAAGGGTTTGGCGGATGCCGCCGACCTGCAGGGACGATCCTCCACCATGGACGGGACAGCCTTATATGCCGAAGAGGAGAAGATCCCTGACTTCACGGAGGCTGTGAAGGTCAAAAACATGCTGGAGCGCAAGGCAGGCCAGAAAGATGGCTTTGTCTGCCGGTCCAGCGCCGGGCGGGTGGTTCGGCTCCTCCAGGTCTACGACAGCGAAATCTATCCCCAGGAGCCGGAGGAGCTGCCCGCTCAGTGGGGATTTGTCTGGTCCACCGACCCGGGCAAGGCGCTGCCTTTCCTCTCCCTCTCCACTTCCCCCTACGCCAAAGGGGATTGCTGTACCGCCGGTGGCAAAATCTGGCGCAGCAAGATTGACACCAACACCTGGTCCCCGGAGACAAACCCGGAGTTTTGGGAAGAAGTGAAAAAATAAAATGCTGCCCCACGGATGGGACAGCAAAAATTGACAATCTGCGGCGCGGCATGGTATGATGGACCTACCCCGAAAGGGGTCAGAAAGAGGCGCTGTTACATAGATGGCGGTTAGCCACTCCCTGAGAAGGGGGGTGATGCTTGGATGGGAAACTTTCTCTGGAAGTTTTTTGTATGCTTGGCCTTCGCGGCCTACATACTCTCCATAAAAGCATGCTGACCGCTTGGCTGGTACCCAAACGGTCAGCATAAAACCTATGTTGACGATAACGGGCTAACCGCAGTAGCAGCGCCCTTTCTGTTTTCATTATACCATCCTGCCCCGGTTTGTCAAGAGAACAGGCCGGGGCTTTGCCGTGCCTGCAACGAACAGGAGAAATAGATATGGAGCAGCTTTTTACACTGGCGGGCATTGCCATCGGGTCCAGCGGTTTATCCGCGATTGTCGTTGCGATCCTAAACCACCATTGGGCTAAGAAAAAGAATTCGTCTGGGAAACTGGACGCGCTTGTGGAAGCGCAAAAGGTATTGATGATTGACCGCGTTAGATATCTCGGCTCCTCATACATTCACGAAGGAGAAATTTCCTTGGAAGACAAGGAAAACCTCACTGAAATGTATCAAGCGTACAAATCACTTGGAGGAAACGGGCATCTATCAACAATCATGGCAGAAGTTGAAAGACTTCATATTGTGGAGAGGAGGTGAAGGGAATGAGTGAAAAATGGAAAGCCTGGTGGAAAGCAGCGGGAATCCGTGCAATCAAGACAATGGCAGAGACCGCCATTGCCACGATTGGGGCGGCAGCGGTGCTTTCTGCGGTGGAATGGCCGGTGGTTCTGTCGGCCACCGTACTGTCCGGCATACTGTCCTTGCTGGTTAGTATCAAGGGCCTGCCGGAAGTTGAGAAAGAAACTGCAAACAAAAACTAAAGACAAAGAAGGAGAATTATTATGGCAAATCGTTTTTATCAGAATCGCATGGCAATCAAGGCAATCAGCGAGAAGGAGGGCGTGGACGTAGACATCGCCTCCCGCATGTATGCGCAGCAGCAGGGCTGGACCGGCTGGGAAAAGGAAATGGACGAGTGGAATGATATTCAGCGTTCCTACATGAAGTCTAAGACAAAGACGCTGGCAGACCTTTTTAAGTAAAAGGAGTGATTCCCATGGAAGAAAAGAATGCTTCTCTGCCCGTTGTACATCCAGAAGATGATATTCCAGAATCTATGCTGGACGAGATGACCAACGGAAAAGGGGAAAATAAAGATGAGTAACAGCCCTCTTGTGACCTACACCAAATTATCCCCCAACCATTCCGGGCGGCGCAATCACGTAATTGACACCGTTTCCATTCACTGCATGGCAGGCAATGCCAGCGTGGAGACTTGCGGGGCCTTGTTTGCCGACCCGACCCGCAAGGCCAGCAGCAATTATGGGATCGGAAGCGACGGACGGATTGCCCTGTATGTGGACGAGGCAAACCGCTCTTGGTGTACCTCCAGCGCCGCCAACGATCATCGGGCCATTACCATTGAGGTGGCCAACAACGGCGGGGCGCCGGATTGGCCGGTGTCAGACAAAGCCTACGCCGCATTGCTGGACCTATTAACGGATATCTGCCGGCGAAATGGCATCAAGAAACTGCTGTGGAGAGGGGATAAGTCCCTAATCGGCCAGGTGGACAAGCAGAATATGACGGTTCACCGGTGGTTTGCCGCCAAGGCGTGCCCTGGGGATTATCTATACAACCGGCACGGAGAGATTGCCGCCGAAGTCAACCGGCGGCTGGAAGGAGAGGAGGAGCCCATGGATATCGCAAAATTGATCTCTGAAATGACCAACGAACAAGCCTACCAGCTCATGCAGAAAGCAGAGCTCCACGCCAAGACCATCCCGGAGCCCAGCTGGAGCCAGGAGGAGGGTCACTGGACCGAGGCTACTGCGGCCGGCATCGTGGACGGTACCAGCCCGGAGCGGCCTATGAAGCGGGATGAAGTGATCGCGGTGTTGGGCCGGAAGGGCCTGCTGTAAAGCAAAAGAGCAGCCCTGGAATCCAGCGTTCCAAGGCTGTTTTTTTGTATGCAATCGGTATGCAGTAACGGGAATTGTACCAAGTCCCATCAAAAAACAATCAAACAAAAAAGTTCCGAAAATTACTCAAATAGAGCAATTTTCGGAACTTTTGGTCCGAGTGTTGAGATTCGAACTCAAGGCCTCTTGAACCCCATACAACGAAAAACCATTGAAAATAAAGGCTTTTTTCATGTTTTGCGTGCAATAGGCATGCAGTAACCTTCTTAAATGGCGTCGGTAATTTTTCGCAGATCCTCCAAGTTTACGTCCTGGTAATGCCGGAGCATTTCCGTGGAGGTATGGCCGATCAAGGCCAGTTTATCCTTGTCGGACGCCGTTACATTTTTCATCAGGGTCGCAAAAGTGTGGCGGCAGGAATGGGGGGTGTAGCGTCGGCGTTTGGCGTCACCCTCTCCTTCTATGGGGTTCTCGATGCCGCACTGTTCTAAGACGCGGTAGAAGATCGCGCGGTATGTTTTGAGGGGCATTCTGGCGCCGTCTGGGCCGCAAAAGACAGGGCCGCCGATCTTGTCCTTTGTCAGCCGGTCAATGATGGGCTGGATTTTTGGGGAAACTGTGACCACGCGGTTGCGCCCTGCCTCCGTTTTGGCGCCTCCTGTGAAGGCCCGTTCTGTCCGATCGTAGTGGGCCACGTCCAGATCAAGAAACTCTGAGGGGCGGAAGCCAAGGTAGCACTGGCACAGGACATAGTCCGCGTTGGGGACGGCATCTTGGTTTGCCTCAAGCGCCTTTACCGCATGCAGCGGAAGGCCCTCCCGCTCCTCCCCGGATTCCCCGCCCACCCGGAGAAACTCCGCCATGTTGAGCCGGGCCAAGTGCCGGGGAATGGCGTATTTATACAGCAGGCCGCACAGCGCCTTCATATTCTGCTGGGTGCGCTTTCCCTTGGGGCAGTCGTCCATGCAGTCTTGCAGGTCATCTATGGTAATGGTGGCGATGTTCTGCGCCCACACGGGCTTGAAATAATTCATTGCCGCGCTGTAACACCCCATGGTAGAGGCCCCGGCCTGGTGGGTGGGCTGCCAGATATCATACACCTGCTTAAAGCTGCGGTCCTTCACCGCGGGCTCCTTGGTCAGCAGGGGAAGATATTCCTGGGCCTCCCGCTTGGTCTTAAAGCCCGACTTGGTTCGGACGACCCGCTTGACCTTCCCGTCCCCGTCTATGTAGTATCCAGTGGTTTTGGCCGCAACCCAGACCTTGCCCCGCTTATACACGCTTCCAGTCCCGTTGCCGCGGCTCTTGGTGTTTTTGGACAGGGTGACCTTTGCACCGCACCGGGGGCAAAATTTACAGTCGTTTGGAATTTCCACACGGCATTTCCGGCATTTCATTTGCTTTTCCTCCTATTCTGGTGTAGAATAAGAGAGCAGTATGCCTCGTCAAAGTTTACTGCTCTCTTGGCCGTCCCCGGTGTTGGTAGCACCGGGGGCGGTTGTTTTTATGCGTCAACCCTCAAGGGCTGTAATGTCAAAAGTCTTTTCTGCAAGAGTGGAGGATACTATGAAGTCCTTAACCGAGACGTCTACCGCAGCTGTCTCGTCCGGTAACTCATAGGCCATCCAAAATGTATTTTCGCCCCCAGGCTGAACTTCCAGGGAGGAGCGGGTGAGATCATAGGCACTATTTGTGACGTAGGTGGATTGCAGCTGAACGCCATTCTGGTAGGCATTAAAGCTGAGGGAATACTCGGGCGCGGTGGTCTCGTCGCTGGTATTGGTAAACGTGAATTGCACCGCAAGCGCCTTTTCTCCAGTGTAATCATCTGAGATGATGGTTGCCTTGTCAATTGTTACACCAAGGGGGACTTCTTCCGGCTCCACGGAAACCGGCGCGTCGCCGGTACGCTCCAACTCAACCGTCGTTGTGGTACCAAAGGCCGACACCTCATAGCTGATTTTTCCATCCTGGTATGTGAAATCCTTCGTCTCAGATGTAGCGGCCAGCAGGGCTGTGGAGGTCTTAGCCGTGTCGTTCTCAGATGTCCAGGTGTATGGCTCATCCGCCGTAGTAGGTGCGGTGAACGTACCAGCCCAGTAAAGGGAAGTGCTGTCCGGGGATACCCAATTCACAGTAATGGTATCGCCGGAGATTGTGGCCTGTTGATAATCCTCCCCTGCATCCTTTTGTGTCCACACACCAGTGAGGTCCGGGGGAGTATTGTCATCTTTAGATTGCCCCTCTGCGTTGTCCCCGCCACTGCATGCACACAGGGACAAGGCCAAAAGACCACCCAACAGCAAAGCCAACACTCTCTTTTTCAT